GTAGGTGTTTGAGGACTTTAGTTCAGAAGATTTTGATGCCCTTATTAGTGCCGCACCATTGGCGGAAAAAGCCGCTTTATTAGACGTTATACAAGAACTAAACACCCGTAAAGAAAGAGCCCATGCCAGAAAAGACTATATAGCCTTTGTTAATTCAGTGTGGCCTGACTTTATTAGTGGTGCGCACCATAGGCGTATAGCGAAGCTTTTTGAAGCTGTTGCTCGTGGTGAAAAGAAAAGAATTATTATTAATCTTGGGCCGAGGCACACCAAGTCTGAGTTTGCGTCTTATTTATTACCCGCGTGGTTCTTAGGGCAGTTTCCTAAGAAAAAGATAATGCAGATAAGCAACACTGCTGAGTTAGCTGAGGGTTTTGGTCGTAAAGTACGTAACTTGGTAAACTCAGATGAATACAGACGAATATTCCCAGAAGTCGAGCTCCGCACGGATTCCAAGGCAGCGGGACGCTGGAATACAAACTTTAATGGCGAGTACTTTGCTGCTGGTGTTGGTGGCACCGTTACTGGGCGGGGTGCTGATTTGCTCATTATTGATGACCCTCATTCAGAAGGCGAAGCCGTTATAGCTCAGTTTAACCCTGAAGTTTACGATAAGGTCTTTAGTTGGTATTCATCAGGTCCAAGACAGCGGTTACAGCCTGGGGGAGCCATTATTATCGTTATGTGCATGACGGGGGATACCCCTGTGCTAATGTGTACAGGAATTGGAAAACAACTTAAATACCTATGTGTTGGTGATGAAGTAGCCACTTATGACAATGGGGAGCTATCAACGGCTAAGGTTTTAAATCATCGGTCAAATGGTATTGATAAAGTATATAAAATAAGAACAACCTCTGGTATAATTGTCCGAGCTAATGAGAGACATCCGTTTCTTGTAGATGACAAAGGGGTTAGAAAATGGGTACGACTAAAGAACTTAAAGCCGGGTATGTCACTTGTAGTAACGAAGAGTGTGATAGACCATCAAGATCCCAGCAAAAGGCGGGACTATGCGGACCGTGCCAAGCAAATAAGAGCTACCATAAGCGCCACCCAGATGCGCCTTACAGAGAATTTAAATATCACGGAAAATATAAAGGTAAAGTTTGCGCGACTGATGGGTGCGATGAACCCGCGTATTGCAACAACTTGTGCAAGTCCCACAATAACAAAGCAAATTGGGCATCTGGACGAAATAGGCCAACCCCAGAAGAGCATTACGCCAAAAGAATTAAAAGTCGATACGGTATCACTGTTGACGAGTATCAAAAAATGGTTGTTGAACAAGGCGGCAAATGCGCTATTTGTAAAGAAGTTCCATCAACACACAATACAAGAGCGCATTGGAATGGAAAGTTATGTATTGACCATTGCCACGACACTGGTAAAGTCCGTGCGTTACTGTGTAACAACTGCAATCTCGCTGTTGGGTACGCAAAAACAGAAAGAACAGCTCTTGCGGTTGCAGAATATTTCCGAATTCACAACAGACCTGATCGCTGAAATAAGTTATGATGGCGAGGAAGAAGTTTTTGATGTTGAAATAGACCGCACGGAAAATTTTATAGCTAATGGGGTTGTAAGCCATAATACTCGGTGGTCCATGAGAGACCTGACAGGACAGATTTTAGAGCACTCTGCTATGAATGGCGGCGACAAATGGGAGGTTGTTGAGTTCCCTGCTATATTACCCAGTGGCAAGCCACTATGGCCTGAGTTTTGGAACATTGAAGAACTTGAAGCTGTACGTAACGAAATTCCAGCAAGTAAATGGCAAGCACAGTATCAACAACAACCTACATCAGAAGCAACAGCCATAATCAAGAGAGAGTGGTGGCAAGAATGGAAGGAAAAAGATCCCCCTGATTGTGACTTTTTGTTGATGTCAATGGATACGGCGTTTGAGAAAAAGACCAGTGCTGACTATAGTGCCATTGTGATATTTGGTGTTTGGAACAATCCTGAAGACGGAGATCAACCAAATTTAATACTTTTAGAGGCATGGAGAGAACGCTTAGAGTTCCCTGATTTAAAGCAACGGACTTTAGAGTTTTATCAAGAGTGGGAGCCTGACGGGGTTATTGTTGAGAAGAAAGCATCAGGAGCTCCGCTAATATACGAGTTAAGACGTATGGGCATACCTGTACAAGAGTTTACACCTTCACGCGGACAAGATAAGATATCAAGACTTAATGCGGTGGCTGATATTTTTGCTTCTGGTAAAGTATGGGCTCCTCTTACTCGATGGGCTGATGAAGTAATTAATGAGATTGCCTCGTTTCCAGCAGGTAGGAATGATGACTTTGTGGATGCTGTAACTTTAGCTCTTGCTAGGTTTAGGTCTGGGGGCTTTATTGGATCTGCTAAAGATAAGGATATTGATGAAGATAGCTGGATGTATAAGAAACGTGCTAACTACTACTAACGAACAAATAACTTAAGGATCCATCAATGGCTGAAGTCCCAAACAACATATTTAAGGCAATGCAACCGCAGAGTCCCTTTTTAACAGAAGATGATGAAGCACCAATAGAGGTTAATATAGGGGATCCTATGGATCCTGTTGAGACTGAAGTTGATGTAGAGATGGAGCAAGAGCCGGGGTTTGATGCGAACCTCGCGGAGTACATGGATGAGGCGGATATGGCCTCGTTAGTAGCTGATTTGATGGATGACTTTAACAATGACAAGAACGCTCGTAAAGAGTGGGAGTCTACCTATATAGACGGCTTAGATTTGTTAGGTTTAAAAATTGAAGAGCGTTCAGAACCTTGGCAAGGCGCTTGTGGTGTATACCACCCCATGCTAACAGAAGCGGCTATCCGCTTTCAGTCTGAGATGATCTCTGAAACATTTCCTGCTCAGGGACCTGTAAAAGCCCGAATAATCGGTAAAGATGACCCTGATACCCAGAAGTCTGCGGAACGTGTTGTAGAAGACATGAACTACCAGCTTACGGAAAAAATGACTGAGTTTAGACCTGAACACGAAAAGATGTTGTGGTCCTTAGCATTGGCAGGAGCCGCGTTTAAGAAAGTATATTTTGACCCCTCACTAAACCGTCAGGTAAGTATGTTTGTACCTGCGGAAGATCTGTATATCCCCTATGGAGCCTCTGATGCACGTACTTCAGAGCGACTGACTCATGTCATGCGTAAAACCAAGAATGATGTTAAGAAGCTACAGTATGCGGAGTTCTATCGTGATATAGACCTTGGTGAACCAACAAAAGACCTTGACGATATTCAGAAGCGCAAAGACGAAGCTGAGGGGTATAAAGCCACATACGACAATAGATACAGACTATTAGAGATGCAGGTTGAGTTAGACCTTGTTGGGTTTGAAGATGTTGATGATGACTCAGGTGAAGAGACAGGCATAGCCCTGCCATATGTTGTGACCATTGAACAAGGCACACAAGAGATTTTATCCATTAGACGTAACTGGGATGAACATGACCCTCTTAAACAAGCTAAGCAACATTTTGTACAATATACTTATATCCCCGGTTTCGGTGCTTATGGCTACGGTCTTATACATCTTATTGGTGGGTTTGCTAAATCTGCAACTTCTATTGTCAGACAGTTAATTGATGCAGGTACACTAAGTAACCTACCCGGAGGCTTAAAATCTAGAGGTCTTAGGATTAAAGGTGATGATACTCCGATCATGCCGGGTGAATGGCGAGACGTAGATGTACCATCTTCTAATATTAAAGATAATATCTTACCGCTCCCTTATAAAGAACCAAGCCAAACACTATTCACACTATTACAGAATGTAGTAGAAGAAGGCCGTAGATTAGCAGCAGTTGCTGATGTTAAGCTGGATAATATGAATGGAGAGGCGCCAGTAGGTACTACACTGGCTATTTTGGAAAGAACTCTAAAGGTGATGTCAGCTGTTCAGGCTCGTGTTCACTACTCGATGGAGCAAGAGTTTAAGTTAATTGCAGCGTTGGTAAGAGACTATACTGCCCCTGCATATGACTACATGCCAGAGTTTGATGCAGAACCATCTGCTAAGAAAGAAGACTATGATAAAGTTGATATTATTCCAGTCTCTGATCCGAACGCTAGTACTATGGCACAAAGGATCATTCAGTACCAAGCAGCTATTCAGTTAGCTCAACAATCTCCACAAATATACAACTTACCTGTACTACATCGACAAATGCTTGAAGTTATGGGTATTAAAGATGCGGATAAGATCGTTATTGTGGAAGAAGATCAAAAGCCAACTGATCCTGTAACAGAGAATATGGACATTCTTAAAGCTAAACCTGTCAAAGCGTTCATAGAACAAGATCACGATGCGCACTTAACAGTGCATAACAGTATGCTAACTGACCCTAAGATAGCGGCAGCAATGGGGCAAAACCCTCAAGCTTCTGTCATAAAACAGGCGTTAATGGCACATATAATGGAGCATGTGGGCTTCCAATACCGTAGAGGTATAGAGACTCAATT